TCAGCTTCGCGATAGGTTTGATAGATCTGTTTCCAATCTTCTACGCCAAATATCGCTGTTTGTCTTGTGGTGGTTGCCATTGTTTTTCTCGTCCGTGCTTTATTTATTGATAATAAAAACGGCGCAGTTATACGTAGCTGGCATTGCGTTGTTGTTGATCAAAGAATATGCTGAGTATTTCGGCATTGGTGGTGTTGACTATGGTGATTGCAATTTGTATCAACATGCCATTTAGTTGGGGGAATACTTGTATGTCACTCAACAGTATTCTAGGATCACCGCCGCACACACGCTGTATTTCGGCTCTGATGTCTTGTTGCAGTTGTTCCAGTTGATTTTCAAACAAAAATTCCCAAATCACTGTGCCGTATCCTGGACGGCCTGGCAGCTCACCTTGGCGAATGTTGAATGCATTCAATAGATCGCGTTGAATCAATGGAAAATCAGTTAGAGTGAATTTCTTGTTTTGATTGATGGTGTTGAAGCCGATAAATGTGGTCATGACAATATTTATGGCTGAATTTTATGCACCAGAGTCTTGGATTTGTTTTAGTATTCTTTTGAAATTGCGTAGCAATCTATCAATAATTCCGCGATCTTCTTTGATGTTGGCCTCTAACTTGTCAATTTTTTTCATCAAGTCTGGGTAGTTGCCAGAGGCTTGAATTATATCAACTTTGAGTAGTGACACCTGACGATCTGCTGTGTACAACCCAATGGCTATGGGTTCTAGTCTTGCGGCCAAGGCCTGTATTTCTTCTCTGGTCAACGTGTTGGTATTGGCCGCAAAATCTACTTTTGCGTTAAACGCGTCATTGACTTCGATCAATTTAGTTACATCTTTTATTACATCTGCTTTGATTGTTTTGTATCGTTCAAGCAAGGCAGCATCAGGCTTTTCGTTGCCGTAGTCAGTGGTGGGAACTTTGTCATTGCCCACAACTCTGGTGGCGGCTGCGTCAACTGTGGCTCGATTCACTGTGTTTTGCGCTTCTCCTGGAGGGGCCTGTTGTTTCACAGCATCGTTGAGCTTTTGATCAGCAGTGCCCACGGCAAATTTTGCTTCAGCAAATTTTGTGTCAAACTCAGCTTGTTTGCCAGCAGGCAGTTGTCCCTTGATCCAGTTCACCCCCTCGGCTGAAGATTTAGAAAAAACTGATGCTAGACCACCTTGCTCTTTAGAGGTTAAATCTTTGATTGGCAGGCCAACTTGGCTGGCCACTGACAGTCCTTTGCTCATTAAATCTTGTTGTGTTATATTTTGAGCTGCTGGATTACTCAACAGCCCGTCAAGACTGTTGATTCCGCTTTTGCCAGTCCACACTGCGGGACTTTTTAACACATCAGTGAGTTCATTGGCTCCTTGACTGAGGAATTTGCTTGCAGTGCCTGGCTTGATCAAGCCTGCTGTTTCTAATTGTGTGGCATCAAGTCCAAACTTGCCTACTCCTGCTGTGTTAGTGAATTGACTGAAATTTTGCCCAGTTGCTGTGCCAACAGCAGCCACAGTGGCTCTGACATCATTGACGCTGAGTCCTGCCATGGGCATGACTGCGGCGGCTGTTTTTGCAAAGTCGGCTGTGTTGATACCATCAGTTACGGGTGTGCCAAACAAACTGCTGACTTTGCCAATGGTGTCTTTGGCCACACTTGTAACCACACCCAATGCACCGGAAAGACTCTTTCCGGTGGTACCAGCTGCAATTGACTGTTTGGCTGTGTCTGCAATGTTTTTAAAACTGTTTAATACACCTTTGTCTGTGCCTGGAAATCCGCTTGTTGCTTGAGCCAGTTCTGCTTTGGCAGCTTCAAGTCCATCTTTGGCTTGTGTTTGCGCACTGAGTACATCGCCTGGAGCAAATCCAGTGAGACCACCTGCATCGGCTTGTTTCTTGAAAATTTCAAATGCTTGTTCGCGGGTCATGCCCGGTGGACCATTTAATGTAAAATTCTTTGATATTTCTGTGGGGTCTGGCAATCCAAACTGTTTTGCTATGGCGGCGGCCTGGGCTTTTTCAGCTTCGGTCAAGGGTCTGTTTGGTGCAGTGCTGGCTGGTGGGGTGCCTCGTTGAGCTCCAACAACCTTGCCAGTATCCACCGGTCTAGTGCCAGGCAACGGACTCAGCCCTCGACGAAGACGCTCATTGTTGACTCTGTCCCATATTATGGGATCCGTGCCTGAATACGTTAATTTGTCATCAGGTGTCTTGGCGTATAGTCCAGTCTCAAATGAGCCGACTGACTTGTTGAGACTGTCAAGATCAAAGTTAAATTCGCTCATTTTGCTTGAATGGTTACTCCAGCCGGAACAGCAGGTGCACCTGGTGGAGGTGTTGGCTTGCCTTCTTCAAACTTTAACTTGGCATCGACTCCCAAGTTGTGATACGGATAAGGTTCATGTGTGGGCGCTCTGGGCACAATGGTTTTAAGTGCTTTGGGGTCAGCTTGCCAGCCCTTGGCGGTGCTGAATTTTGTGTCATCCAGTTCAATTGTGGCAATGGGCTTGGGGGCAGTGACTGAGGCAGCAGCAGGACCATTTAGATCAATCCCGCCTGCTGTGAATTTCAATCCAGTACCACCCAACCAACTTCCCTCAGCGCTTTGTAAACTCAGTGTGCCATCTGCTTTGATACCCAGTGTGGCTTTGCTGTAGATTTTAAAATCATTTTGTGCTGTGATGCTTAAATCGGTTGCTGCTTCAATTGCGGTACTTGCCTCGCTTTTGACTTGTATGTTGCGGCCAGCGTACATGTTGATGTCACGATCGGCGTGCATGTTGATGTCACCATTGGTGCGAATGTTTACTGAGTTGGTTGAGAACACATCCACTGTGCCTTCTGCACCAAACTCCAACCACGTTTGACCATTGGCATGTGTAATGTAAAAAAAGTTGCCCGAGTCATTCATTGTGATCTGATGACCTTTGGCTGTTCGCAGTCTAAACAATGCATTGGCACCAGTGAGATCACCGTCGTCCATCACAAGAGTATGACCGCCCATGCGACCTATAACTTGTGCATCTTGTGGTTTTAGTTCATTACTTTGTATTTTTTTCAGTATGTCATTGGGAGACATGCCGCCTTGATAGACAGGTATACCAGGTGTTGAGATTCCAAATACCTTGCTGGGAGTTTCACGTTGACTGCTGCTACGTATTGGCCCACGTTCAATGTCTCGGTTGAGACCTTGTTGAAACAATGCACTGGCCACCACAGTGTGAACTGGTTTAATGCCATCAAAAAATCTGCCATTGTTTATTAATTCATCGTTGTTGGCATTAATTTCTGTGACCGGCAGCAATTCATCGTTGGCAAAATATGCTTCTTGATTTTTGTTGGTTGTAGCATACAATTCACTGCTGCCAATAGCTGGAACCATGTGCCCCAGTCCGTTGCCAGGTACTACACCAATATAGTAACCCAGTTGACGATCACCGTTGGCAAACACACACAACACTGTGATACCAAGGTCTGGGGGAGTAAACCACATGCCATAGGCATTTTGATTTTGGGCAAATTGACCAATTCCTGTACCTGCGGTGTTGCCGGCCGGGGTATATCCGTAGAACCCCGGCAAGTATCTCACTGTGACCCATTTGCTGGAATCTTCAGGGTCGCCGCCGCCAAATGTTTCAATGTACACCTGCAAGCGACCAGATCTAGTTGGATCCACATTGTTTTTGACCACGCCATAGAATGGCCCGTACTCAGCAGGAGTTCCACCACGGTCTGGTTTGTAGTTTTGAGGTGTGCCTCTACTGCGTTGTAGTTCTTCTGACATGTGTGCTTTTAATTATCTCGTGCGCCCTTCTGGGGGCTGTATAAATTGTAACTTTGGTTGACTCTTCCTGGTGCAACTGGTGCAGATACAGTTTTGGCTCCAGCATAGCCACTTGTGCTGTTATTAATTGCTTGAGTCACAGCGTCATTTGCAGCCGGACCCACAACAACTCCATTGCTGGTTGGTGGTAGTGCTGGAGGCAACGGTCCAATTGGAAATCCCAATGCTGGTGGGAAAGGAGAACTTGCACTGCTGACATTAGGTAATGGCAACCCTGGTGCCAGTTTTGCGCCGGTGGCCAACAATGCTTGAGCAGATGTTCCTGTGGCTGCTGTGATCTGTGAGGCCAGCGCATCAGGCAATGCTCCAACCCTGCCGCTGACACCACCAGCGGCAGCAATGGCTGCGCTGATATTTGGTGCTGATGATCTTTCGGCTGTGGCAGCGGCTGTGGCATTACCGTCGCGTCCACCATTGGCACTGCCCGCTGTTGTTGCATTGTCTGTGCGATATGCTGCGCCGGCTGAGGCCAAGGCATTGTTTTCTGCTGCCGCAGTGCTTGCGGCCACAGTGTTGGTCTTTGACGGAATTGGGAAGAAATACATGCTGCCTTCGATGGTCTGCTCAAATTTTCCTTGTTTAAATTCGCTAATGACTTTGGTAGCCTGATACACTGTGCTTTGCAGTGGTAATCTGGCTTCAAGCCCTGCACCTTTGTAAGGATCCGCCAAGCCTGTGGCTATGTTGTAGTCTTGTGGACGCTGCCAGGAAATCTCAAACATCACCTGATTGGCATCAAAGTTTATGGTACCATCTGGTAAGAATGGAGAGTAACTGAATTCTGTTACACTGACACCACCAGCCAAATCTCCTTGTTGTATCCAGGCAGGATCTCCAATGATACGTACTTTGGTTCGAGACATGTCTCCGGGACTGTACAGCACTTCAGACGCATTGGATGCAATTTCGTTGCCTTTTTCAGCAGACCCTTGACGGCTTTCTGAACTGGCAGCCATGTAGGTGTACTTGGGTATTTCTCTCATGCTGGCCGTGAACTTTTCTCGCATTTTTGCCGCGGCACTATCGTTGGGAGTTTTTCCCGTCACAGTGATATTATACAACCCATTGAAGTTGGCTTGATAATCTAACACCGCGGTGTTTTGTCCTGTGAACCAAAATGGGTAACTTTTGTGTACTCCACGAAATTTGCTTACAGGAAAATATTTTGAATCAAAATTGGGAACTTCATACTCACTTATGATGAATCTTATTTTGTAGGCATAGTCGTTGCGAAGATTATCATAATCACCTTGTTCAGCTTCCATGTTGATTTTGAACCATTGCAAGGGCTTGGTACGATCTGTGTTTAATGTTTCAATGCCTTCTTGTTCGGCGTATGTGGTAAGAGCTTGATCATAGATGTAACTGCTGTTACGTATGGCCAAGTCAATGGCTTGTACTACCTGCATACCAGCCTTGACGCTCCAGTTGCGACTGCTGATGTTCATGGCATTGGTCTCAGGCGAAATCGCCTGGTTGGCATCTTTACTAGCAGCGGTGCCCATGCCAGTTTGAGTTTGTTCAACCTTGGCACCTGGCAATCTAATTTGAGCGTCACGAATATTTTGTTTGCCATCGCGCCCGGCCACAAAAACCAGTTCATATGTGTCAGCTTTGCGATATATCTGCTCTGTGACCAATCTTTGTTGAAATTCATTCATGGCCCCCATCAAGCCCAGCTTGATGATTTTTTTGTCAGCAGCAGCATTGGCCTTGGGTGGCGAGTTGTTGGACCAACTGGCTGCCAGTGCATTGTTGTCCGTGGCTGCTCGACCATTGGGCTGGGTCGATG